ATGTTCTTTCCTGCCGCACTCATATCTCCTATTTCTGATAGGGACTTGAGTCCTTTACCTAAAAGATTGACACTAGCAGCAAACCCACCAAGTGCAACCGAGGCAACTCCAAGTGCAATAGAACCAAGAGTTATAGGTACTGATGCAAGACCTAACAAAGTGAATGAAGCGGCTACTTTAGCTAAAGCAGTAAAAATACCATCAAAGTTTTTCCATTTTATTTTGGACAGTATTTCCAAACCTTTGGCCGCAATAAGTAATGAAGCAGAAAATAATACAAGAGATGCACCTAATGCCACAAGTCCTGTTGCAGTTACTCCACCATCTGCCATTACAACTTTACCCAAAATAGTAAGTACAGCGGCAACACCAAGTAATGCTGACATTACACCAATACCACCGAGAACTTCATCCCAATTTAGTTTTGCAAACTCTTGGAAAGCTTTTGATGTTATCCAAAGAGCACCGGCAAAAGCAATTAAAGATATTCCAAGTGCAACAGCATTTTGAGCAAACGGTGTTATACCAGAACCAAACGATGCTAGTTGACTACCAGCACCACCAGCTCCACCAAGACCACTTGATGCATTGGCTATTTGTTGAACTCCTCCTGCAAGATTACTTGCGGCAGATGATGCACCTGTTAATGAACTTGTTAAAGCTTTGACTCCGTTTACAATCAAAGCCTTTCCTACAAAGTAAGTTGCTATTGTTGCTAGAAGACCACCTATTATACCAACCGCAACTCCAGTTCCACCAAATAACTTGTTGACGTATGAAATACCTGATGCAAGTGCTTTACCAGCAGAAACAAGACCATACATAATTGTCTTTATACCTTCGACTGTACCCTTAATAAACTCGGCACCTTCAGCAGAATCTAGAAAGTGATGAACTTGTTCAAGAAGTGGAGCAAGTGTTGAAGACAAAGTTTCTTTTATTTTTGTCATTGCATCACTTATACGTTCATTTATCGTTGCTACTTCTTTTTCTTTTGCAAGTTGTGTTACATAATCTTTTAGTTTACCACTACCAAGTTTTTCGGATTCTTTTCTAAGTTCTTCTGCATTTTTAGCTTGGAGTGCATCTAATTTACTCTGACTTATACCGAGGTCTTTTAACTTTTCTTGAGCAATCAAAAGTTTTGAAACTTGGTCTACTGTCATACCGAACGCTTCTGAAATTGATTTTCTCTGTAAGAAGTTCATCTTTTCAAATTCAGCGGCAGAACCAAGTTGATTTAACATTTCTTCTTGTAACGATGCAATATCGTTGTTAAGGGCATACTGACGTGCCAGGTCGAAGTTTATATTCTTACCTGTAAGAACTCTTGCTTCCATTTCTTTTTCAAGGGAAGTTTCAAAATCAAGTATTCCTTCTCCGAAATCTTGAACTTGGTCTAATTCTATTCCAAGTAACTTTGCTTTTTGTGCAGCTTTAAGAAGTTCTTGTCCACCTTTCTTAAAGTTCATTACCATCGTCGGTGAAAGTTTCGATATTAACATTATAGAAGCTTTTGTTCCCAAGAAACCTTTACCCATTTTTATACTGTCTTTTACAAGTTCACCCATTGATTTTTTAGTCATTACAGATAAACCGTGTAAATTACTTACTTCATCAGCAGATAAACCAAATTTTTCTGTTAAGATAGTTGTGTCTTCGACGAGTTTTTTAGCTTCTTCGTTTCCTTGTTTTAACAATGGTACAAGAGAAAGACCATTTAAAGAATTTTGTGCTTCCTTGATACCTTTAGCAACTTCCATAGAGTTTACACCAACAACACCCATTTCTTTTGCAATGTCAAGTGATATGTGATGTATCTTATCGGCTTCTTCTCTACTAGCAGTAAATAGTTGTCCTATTTCTTTTAATTCTTCATCGAGGTGACCAATCGCATGAGATATGGCATAGAATATACCAAGTACACCAGCTATACCGAGTGCCGGAAGTGCGTATTTAGCAAATGAACCTGCCGCCATTTTAGCAACTGAAAATGCACTAACTCCAGCACTACCAGATTCTTGAAATGCCTTTGTTATCTTTTTCTTTATACTGTCTCTTGTTTCTTCTATTAATTTAGATGCCTTCTTACCGAGAATATGTCCTATTAGTCCATGACCTCCAAACTTATGGGCTAAATTTTCAATTCCACCAAGAGTTTTTTGTAGAGCACCGCCCATCAATGTATTTTCGGATAAAAACTTTTTCGATAAATCATTCGCTCTTTGTTGCGTACTATTTATCTCATTCATCGAATCAAGTCTATCTTTAATAAACTGTAAAAGTTCTTTTTGTTTGTTATACTCTTTTTCACCGAGAAAATCTCTTGCCAACTCAGTATCTAACAAAAGTTCTGCAAGTCTATTGTGTTCTTTTGATAAATCAACTATCTCAAATGAATCTTCAACTATGTTGTTAGAATTTGTTACAATATCTATGTATTTACTCTGAAGCTCATCTAGTAAGTCTCGTTGTGATGAGTATTGTTCTGTAAGAACTTTTGCTCGGTCGGAATCAGACTGACTTAGTTTATCTATCTTTTCTCCAACCGTTGCTATTAACTTAGCGTTTGTGTAAAGTTGTTGTTGAAGATTTAATGTATCTGCGTAATTTTCTAAACTCTGATTTTCGAGCGCACCGATTTGACCCAAAATCTCTTGTTGCTTTCTCAAAGCATCATTGAGTCTGTTTTGGCTATCTATTGATTCTGACTTATTATTTTCTTTTTGTTTTGCCATTTAGTACAACTATTACTTTTTACCCTTTTTAGCTCTAATATCTTTGAACTTTTCAAGTTTAATTGTGTGTTTTGTTGGCTCGATACACCCATACTTTTTACAATAATCTTCTGCTTGCTTTTCTGCTTTAGCAATACTATCAAAAACCCGTTGGGTTATCTTTTGAAGTTCTGGGTCATCCTCGAACATCTTCTTGGCTTTCCAGTATTGTTTATCGGTAATCCAATTAATTACGTGATCGATTATACCTTCACGGATTAATTTCATTTGTTTTGGTGTTAGTTTCATATAGTACCTCAAAATAAAAAGTCTTCATACCAATAAATATGAAGACTTTTAATAATACCATCTTATTTAGATGGTCTAGAAAATTTAGGAGCCGATGTTGATTGTTTGGTAGAAGCTTCTTGTTCTGCCTTATTTTTAGCTTCTATGGCTTTACTTACTTGTTGTATGTAAAATCTACGAAGATATATCGGCAAATTATAAACTTCTTCCCAACTAAAACCACCTTTTCCATAATAACACAAAGAAAATATCTCTTCGTGTAAACCTAGCTTATAATCAGGTCCCAGGCCAAAAAAAGGACACATCCATCGGAATCGTTAATTCCGAAGCCTCACCCGTTTCATCTGAAATGAATGTGAATGTCATGTCCAAATCTGGTGCAATGTCCCTCATGTATGCCCTGAGTGCCCGTGAGTCCTGTGCAAACAATTCATTATCAACAAAGTTATTAACTACGGCACGTCCTTTTTCACCGTCAACCGCAGTAATAATGTGTTTCAATCGAGTTGTAAGCATCCTATCCACACCACTACGATTAATTTGTTTTGTCATTGACTTTACTTCTTTGTCAATTTCATTCTCCACGCCGTGTGTAAGAAGTCTGAAAGTAACAACTCGTTTCGATTGTGGTAATTCGAAGTCAAATTCATTCTTACGTTGCTCGAATAGAGAATAATCCACCTCCTTGTGCTCTATTTGAGTCAAATCAATAGTGACTTTTTGTTTTGTTCCTGGTGAACTTGGGTCTTCGATTTGTACTGTGTAATCTTTACCATAACCTAAAATACGAGCGGCAACCATAATTGCATTCTTGTCACCGAGATAAAGGTCATTATAATTAATCGGAGTGACGATGAGAGATTCAAATAACTTATCAAGAACAACACCTTGCTTGATAAGATTTTGAGATGTGAGAATATCTTCTTCCTTTGCAGTCATATATTTCATTTCCACAACACCTTCTGATAGAGGATGTCCTTCTGGGTAAAGTAAACCCTTTGATGGTAATGGTATAATTTCTGTTGGGAAGTTTGACTTTTTGGCGGCAAGTGGTTTGTGTTCTGCTATCAATTGAGCTTTCAACTCTGCATCTGATAGTGTTTCTCCACTATTCGGGATATTATATCCCGTTGGTAATTGAGCCATAACTAAATCCTAAAACTAAATGAAACAATATTGTTCGTATTAATAAATATGGGTATACCGAGATTTTTCCCGATATACCCACTTTAATTTTTTCTATAAATTAGAATTGTAGGATAGCGTAATCATATTCAAGTGTAAGTGAAATTTCAACAGGGTCGTCTGTACCCCAGTCCATTTCGCCCATACTTGTTGCCTGAATAAAGGCACCCTTCAAAGTCCATTCTTCAACCTTGTCACCAACAGGTCCAAGAGTATTGAATGTAATGTCTTTCTTATAGAAGTCTGAATAGCCATCACGACCTGTGACAGATTCGTGTGATAAACGAACCCACTCCATAACTGCCTGTGCAGCTGATGGTACGATTGGGTCATACAGCTTAATTGTTACTGGTTCCCACTTTGCTTTACCCTTAATCATTCTCTTTACGTTGATGTGTTCAAGAGTGATTGCGTTAAAGGTAACGTTCGGACGTGATGCACCTTTGATAAGGTAAGCAGGAACACCTTCGATATACATAATAAACCGGTTCGCAAGTTTCGGTTCATATGGGGTAAAGAAAATTTCGGTAGGATCGAGTAGTTCAGCCATTTATTTCTCCAAATTTAAAAATCTCTTTCATATAAATATAGTTCCAACGAGAAAATCATCGTCCAAGCAGTTTTACAAATTTTTCAGTTTCTCTCATGAGCTTGGTTACTGATTTTCCTTGTCTATTGAAACCAAAGACACCTTTCATAAACTGTGACATTTGTGTAGATGTCAATGAATCTCCATTTTGACTGTCTTCCAAATCTGCTCTTAATTTTCTGAGTACAGATTCTGATTCATTTAATTCTTCAATAGAATCTTGAGTATAATCCAAAATTAATCCTATTGATTGTTTTATTCGCGATACTTCTGATGGCGAATAAACATATGAGGTTCCTTCTTTTCTAAGTTCACTTAGAACTTTAGAAGCTTCTTTTAGTAGTTGTTCTCTTGATGATAGTTTCATTTTTATCTCCTTTTATAAAATTGGGGAGTATATTTCAACTCCCCCCGATTATTTCATTAGGCACCTGGGAATGCCGCACCTGTTGATTGAATGTTGAAGTCAAGAATGATGAATTCAGCAGTCTTCGCAGGTTGTAAGAACAATTGACCATAAAGAATGTTACGGTCGATGATGTCAGGCGTATTATTTGACTCATCCATGATAACGCGGAAGGCATAAAGACCTTGACGTTGTTGGATTGACTCAAGATATGGAGTAACGATGTTCAAGAATCTTGTACGTGTTTGTGTTGTATTTTGTTCGAACACAAGGTAACGTGTAGCAGAAGCAATAAACTTCTTAGCTGCAATCAAGAGACGACGAACATTGATACGGTCAAGAGCAGATGGCTTACCTTGAAGTGTCTTCTGACCCCATACACATACTCCTGTTGATGGGAATACTGCGATTGGGTTGATTCTAGCATCGTATAAGTCATCACGTTCTGTTTGTGTCAAACGTGTCTTAACTTCAACAACTTCTGTAAGACCACCACGATTCAAACCAGCAGGAGCGAACCATTCAGCAGATACACGGTCATTGAAAGCCATAACACCTGGAAGAACAACTGAAGGTGGAACCCAAACTGGCTTGTTACGTTCGAAGTCAATAACCTTGACCCACGGATAGTAAGTTGCTGCGTAGTTTGTATCGAGACCTTCAACTGTTGAAACAGCTGTTGCGATGTTATCGTTGATACCAACTGTGTCCATCACATAGAAAGCATCACCACGGTCTTCACACATATCCTTTGCATATGTTGTGATTGGTGAATGTAATGAGTGGA